TAAAAGACCCACAAGTTGGTTTACACAAATGGGTAATGTCATTTGATTTAAATTCACTATACCCACATCTGATTATGCAGTATAACATTTCACCAGAAACATTAGTTGCAAACCAAAAAGTTAAAAACATAACTGTTGATAAAATGTTAGATAAAAAAATAGATACATCTATATTAAAAGGTGTAACTCTTACACCAAATGGAGCTTTGTTTAAAACAACTACTAAAGGTTTTCTACCTGAACTCATGCAAAAAATGTATGATGACAGAGTGAAATACAAACAGTTAATGTTAGAAGCAAAGAAAGATTATGAAAGAACTAAAGACCCAAAACTTAAAAAAACAATTTCGAAATTTAATAACATCCAAATGGCCAAAAAGATTTCTCTTAATAGTGCATATGGCGCTCTTGGTAATGTCTGGTTTAGGTATTATAATATTTTGGTCGCTGAAGCAATTACTACCAGTGGTCAATTTGCTATTCGTTTCATTGAACGTGCTCTTAATGGGTATCTTAATAAAATACTTAAAACAGATGCAGAAGATTACATTATTGCATCAGATACGGACTCGGTGTATATACGCTTTGACAAACTCGTTGGCAAAGTATTCAAAGATGAAACAGACAAATCCAAAATCGTTGACTTCTTGGACAAAGTGGCTACAGATAAAATCGAACCTTTTATTGATAAGTCTTATCAGGAACTCGCTGAATATGTAAATGCATACGAACAGAAAATGCAAATGAAAAGAGAAGTAATTGCAGACAAAGGAATTTGGGTTGCAAAGAAAAGATATATTTTAAATGCACATGATGTTGAAGGTGTTCGTTATAAAGAACCCAAATTAAAAATCATGGGTGTTGAAGCTGTGAAGTCATCAACCCCAGCACCATGTCGTGAAAAAATTAAAGAAGCCTTAGTCATTATAATGAACGAAGATTCTAAAGTGCTAAATAGTTTTATACAAGATTTTAGAAAAGAGTTTATGACTTTAAAACCAGAACTGGTTGCATACCCACGCTCAGTAAATGGATTATTGAAATGGACTGAATCACATAATCTATTTAAGAAAGGAGCACCAATACATTGTAAAGGTGCAATATTATACAATCATCTTTTAAAAGAAAAGAAATTACAAGGAAAATATCCTTTTATACAAGAGGGTGATAAGATTAAATTTTTACATATGAAAATACCAAATACATATCAATCAACTTCTATATCATTCATGACTAAGTTACCTAAAGAATTAAACTTACATACTATAGTAGATTATGATATGCAATTTGAAAAGTCATTTGTAGAACCATTAAAATTTATTACTAGTATGATACAATGGCAGATTGATGGTAGTTATGGAACACAAGGAACACTAGAGGAGTTTTTCTAATGGCTGGAAAAGGTGATAAAAGAAGACCACTTAAAGTGGACATAGAACAGTTTGATTCAAACTGGGATTTAATATTTAAAAAGAAAAATACTTTTGACCATTTAATGATAGACAAAATATTAACATATGAAGTAGATGATTCTATACCAGAAAAAGAAGTTGCAGTATTATTGTCTGGTGGTGTTGATTCTATCTCTGTCGCATTTGCAGCAGAAAGACTTGGAAAGAAGATAACTGCATATAGTTTTAGATTAGATAATGAACCATCTTATGATTATAACAAAGCAAAAGATATTGCTCAAATGAGAAATTGGAAATTCGTTGGTGTTACTATACCAACAAATAGATTGATAGAAGATTTTCATAATTTAGTTAAATTAGGATGTAGAAAGAAAACACAATTTGAATGTACATTCCCATTTCTATACATCTATCCACAGATAAAAGAAAAATATGTTTTGTCTGGTTGGGCTGCAGATGGTTATTATGGATTAAGTAAAAAAGCTATGATACATTATAAAGGTGATAACTTTAATGAGTTTAGAGATAATTATTTTGCAAAAGAAAATCAAGCTGGATATATATGGCATAATAAAGTTGCAGAAATGAATAATAAAAATCTTGTAACACCATACTTAACAACAGCAGTAAAAGAATTTTTCTACAAACACAATCATGAACAATTAAATAAACCATTTCAAAAACATCATGTAAGAAATGGATTTTATGAGTTTAATGAAATAGGTAAAGTAGAGAATCATTTAAATTTGCAAATAGGAAGTGGAGTAATAAAACTATTTGAAACTTTATTAAAAAATAAAGAAATTAACTTTAAAAATAGGACTAGAATGTTAGATGTTTATAGAGATTGGTATGAAATGGAAAATACATCAACACTAGAAGAATATGTATGAAATATAAACCTTATAATTTAAAAGATGTTGTCAAGGCTGCTGAACAAGAAAAGTTTACAGTAGTATCAACTTTCGCTGGTGGCGGTGGTTCATCTACTGGGTATCGTTTGGCAGGTGGAAAGATATTATGTGTAAATGAGTTTGTTCAAGAAGCAATAAATACATATAAGGAAAACTATCCTAATACACCTATATTACCAGATGATATAAAAAAACTTAATGCAGAAGATTTCAACAAGTATGGTGACATAGATATCTTTGATGGTTCCCCACCATGTTCAGCATTTTCTGTATCTGGTGCAATGGTACAAGGTAGTCACTCTAAAGGTTGGGGTCAGACTAAAACTTATTCTGATGGTAAGAAAGTAGAAAATATTGAAGACTTATTTTTTGAGTTTTTAAGAATAGCAAAAGATTTAAAACCTAAAGTAATTGTTGCTGAAAATGTAAAAGGATTAACTATTGGTGAAGCAAAAAACTATCTTTTTAAAATTGTAAACACATTTGAAGAAATAGGATATGATGTATCGTATAAAGTTTTAAATTCTGTACACTATGGAGTAGGACAGACAAGACAAAGAACTATCTTTATAGCTGTTCGTGAAGATGTTACAGAGGCAATAGGATTAACATTCATGAATATTCAAAGTTTATTCCCAGAAGAAAGTAATGAAGTGATTACATTAGAAGATTGTTTAACAGGAATAGAAATAGATAGAGAAGAAGCAGATACATTAATAAATAAATTTGTAGGTTCAGCACATCATGTAACTTGGTTGGATATGCCAGATGATTCAAAGAAAGTAGAAACAGGTGGTGACTATCATCCTAAAGGTCATTTCTTTAATATGAAAAAATGTTCAAGATTTAAACCTTCACCAACAATCACAGCAAAATTTCCACCAATGCATTGGCATGAACCTAGAGGACTTACAATTAAAGAAATAAAAAGAGCAATGTCATTACCAGATGACTTTAAACTAACAGGAAGTTATAACAAACAATCAGAAAGATGTGGTAGAATGGTACCACCATTAATGATGAAAGCAGTTGCACAATCAATTTATGAAAAGGTGTTGAAACCATATAATGAAATATCAAAAGTATAATTTAAAAGATGTAAAAGAAGCATCGGCACAAAATAAGTTTAGTGTCATATCTACCTTTGCTGGTGGTGGTGGTTCATCTACTGGTTATAGACTAGCTGGTGGAAACATACTTTGTGTAAATGAGTTTGTAGAACAAGCAAGAATTACATATAAAGAAAATTACCCAGACACAAAAATATTACCAGATGATATTAAAGAACTTACAGGAGAAAGTTTTTTAGAAGTTACTGGAATACAAAAAGGTGAACTAGATATATTAGATGGCTCACCACCATGTTCTGCATTTTCAATGTGTGGTACATTAGGAAAGTCTGGTTCAAAACATTCTGATGGTTGGGGTAAGACTAAAAAATATTCAGACAATAAAGTAGTAGAAAATATTGAAGACTTATTTTTTGAGTTTTTAAGAATAGCAAAAGATTTAAAACCTAAAGTTATTATAGGTGAAAATGTCGCAGGTCTAGTGGCAGGAGAAGCTAAACTTAAATTAAATGAGATTGTAAATACATTTGAAGAAATAGGATATGATGTATCATATAAAATTTTAAATGCATCACACTTTGGAGTACCACAATCTAGAAGGCGTGTTATCTTTATAGCTGTTCGTGAAGATGTTACAGAGGCAATAGGATTAACATTTATGAACATCGCTAGTATCTTCCCAGAAGAAAGTAGAGATATAGTAACAGCTGAAGAAGCATTAGAAGACTTAGAGTTAGACTCAGAAGAAGTTAAGTGGTGTACAGACACATGGATAAAATCAGCACACTATAAGGAC